AGATTTGTCTGGATTATGATCCGATTTGGTGGCGCTATGACGAGCATCACCAATCCACCCATCACTGGTAGAGCGGCGATCTGGATACCAGGTATCAATTTGATCTCTTAACTGGACACCAGCTGCACAAAGCCAAGGCTTCATTAGCCTAGCAGCAATTTTGCTTCATCAGCGGTCAAACCAAGACGATCAAGTATTTCTTGCCTTGCTGCTTCTCTAATTGCACTATCATCAATTGCAACATGATTTTCAATTGCTTCAGATAATTGCGACTCAGTTAGTTCAACCCCTTCGGCTGGTAAAATTAATTTTTTCTTTGGATCATTAAAATCGCAAACTAAACCTTTATTACCAAGTTCTCTGCTTAATTGATCTAAATTAATTTCTTTATTTGTAATTGCCATATTATGACCCCAAATCTATAACTGTAATTTCTCTGTCTGCAAAACTTGCAGTTCCAGATCCATCTCTGCGATATTTCATAGTAAAGGTATTTGATCCAGCAGTTAATGTTGTGTAAGTTTTTGCAACTGTAAATTTGATCCATTCACCAGCAACGGCCTGAGAAAATCCACCCGATTTGTCATCCCCTGCAGCATTAGTAGTCGCACCACTTATTGTGCACCCCATCCAACTTTGTGTAGATACATCACTACCTTCGATATAAGCACTCATTAAAACTAGAGCTTTTGTTCCAGTTGTTAAAGTAACCGCTGGGCCAGGTGTTGTTAAATCAGTATAAGTCGAAGATGTTGTACCTTGATAAGCACTTACTAAAGCAGTTGCGCTGGTTATTGAGGCACCAGCAGGTGTAGCCCATTCGGGCGCTGTTGCTCCAGAATTTACTCGCAAAACCTGTCCAGCTGTACCAATTCCAAGACGTGCTGGTGTTGAACCGCTTGAAGAATAAATAGTATCTCCAGTAGTAGTCATTGGATTTACCATGCCTGTTGTATCTAAATTAGTCCAGGCTGATCCAGTGTAATAAGTTGTAGTATTTGTATCTTTCAAGAAAGCAAAGTTACCCTCTTGTGGTGATGTAACGGCTGCATCTCTAGCTGTCGAATTTGCAAACACCCAAATACCTTGCATTAAATAGCCATCTACATCGGCTGCGGTTAATACCTCGCCTGTAACAAAATCTTTGAACCCTAAACCTGCTGCCATCTCTACTCCTTAGTAACTTAGGACATTATAGTCTAAAGTGCCATAAATGCTATTATTTAGGATAAATGCATCTATAACAGGCTCTAGTGTCGTGAACGTGGTTTTCCAACTATTTGGGGTTATTGCCATGCGTACCCCAAAAATCTGTAAAGTTTTTTCTAAAATCGATCCACCAGGCTGAGTAGTTTTTACTGTAATTGGATCAAAGAAATCTAAATCTAAAGCTGCGATTATGCCTGAATTGTAATTATCGGTATACAAATCTAACACTATGGCATCTACACGTATTGAGGTTTCTTGCCTACTGGCTACATAAGCCTGGGCGTAATCTAAAGCTACTGCATCTGACTGCATTAAGAGATTATCTAAAAAGTAACTATGCAAAAAGTACTTATCTATGCTGGCTTGGTTCAAGGCTACCTGTGGGCTACCACCAACTCTAGTAATAGTGGCTTTATTAAATACTAATACATCATTTAATATCCAGGTGGCATCAAAGTAATCTATGCCAGATCCATCATCTGCAAATACTGTCGGTGTGCCAGCGATAGATCCAGCGGTTACGCCTCGATCTTGGAATACAAAGTTATTATCTGCACTAACATAAATAGCGCCATATTCAGATTCTGTTGCAATTTGTAAAGCCTGTAAGGCTGTGCGGTTAGTGCCTGGGTCTGCTTGTAACGTAGTAAGACCTGGATCAATATCTCGCTGTGATATTGGCCAGTCAATTTCATCTAATATCTCATTTATACGAGTACCTGATAAATCGCCAGCGCTAGCGCCAGTTACTGTGCTTATCTGTGCTAATTGGGCTAATCTAAAAGCATCTACAGCTTGTATCGTGGTCATGGCTAAATCTGCTTCTGACTCATCTGGATAGGTTGTAACATAGCTTGTAATAAATCCTGCAAATATAGGGTAAGTAGTAGCACCATAGGTAGCAGTAATCTGCACCTTTTTCATAGGTGTTAATAAATTGTAATATGGACCTAATACATTTTGTGGGTTGAAATCGCCATTTTGATCTACTATGCGCAAAGTAAGTGAACCTGTTTGGAATTGATCGCTAAGGGCAGTACGGCCTCGATTAGTTTGAATACTATTTACTTGATTAGATACATCAACAATAACATCTGCTGAATCTTGTAATACATTTGTGCCTAATATGCCTGATCCTAAAATCACAGCCTGAGCAAAGCGTGGCCCAGTGCTAAAATTAATAAAAGCATTTATTATTGGTACTGTCATAAGAACCCAGCAGGTGCAGTGCTATAACCCGATCTAGTTGCTAATTGTATACTTTCTGCTATTGCTTGGCTCATTTTATCGCCAGAGGCATCTATTTTTAGATTAAGTGTAGGTGCGGAAGTTTGTTGAATGCCTGACAGTAATTGCTGTAGTCCTGAAACGCTAGGTCTAGCTTGTTCTAATAATCCAGATATATTACCTCTAAGATCCTCAAATGTGCCAGGCTGAGTAGGGGCTATCAATTCTTGTAATCCTTTTACAGCTGGTGCGCCATAGTTAAGGATAGTTCTAGTTTCTGTTCGCAACGCATCTAGACTTAATTGTTGTAATTGAGTTACAGTGGGTTTTATTTCATCAAGTAACATTCTAATAGATGCTCTAAATGCTTCTGTCAATTCTTTAGCTGCTTGTGCCGCTTCTAATTCAGTTAGTATTTTTTTAGCCAGCGCTTCATTATTATCTAAAATTGCTAACTGTGCTCTTAGACGTAATTTAGTTTCACCATCTGTGGCTTCGTTAAGTGCCTTAGTTAAGCCAATACGCTCAATATCAAACTTGTCTTTAAGCTGATCTATAGCAGTCTTAGCTTTTAATGTGGCTACTTCTTGCTTCTTTAATTTTAATAAATCCTGAGATGCTTTGATCTCTTGCCTTCTTTGTGCAGCTAAGATACGACCCTGGGCTGGAGTTTCTCTAGCAGGTGCAGTAGGGAATTTACCCTTTTGATTTTCTCTGGCTAATCTGGCTAATAATCCAAATGTGCTGGTTTCATAAGCTGCTCTACCTAATGCACCAATACCAGGTATATCTGATAATGTTTTAAGTAAAACGCCTAAGCCTGTAATAGTTTGGCCTGTAGTCTTGCCTAACTTTTCCATCTTGGCCGTAGTTTCATCTAGGTTAGTATCTTTACCTAGTGCATCTAAAGCGCCTAATATGCCTTTACCTATTTCTTCTTTTACATTTTCACTAGCTACTCTTAATAGATCCATCTTGCCAGCATAAGTAGTTAATCTAGCCTGTGCTTGACCAGCGAACTTATTGTTTAGTTCTGTAAGGATTGCATCCATATCACCAGCCTTTAGCGTGGCTTTGCTTAATCCTGCACCTAATCTAGTTAATGATGTTGTATTACCTGCATATCCTTTGGCTAATGCCGCTGTAACCTCAGTTAAAGATCGACCTGTGGCAGCTGATACGTTAAGCGCTGTGTTTAATGCATTCTGACTTAAAGTAATTGATCCTGTAACTGTAAGTAATTGCTGGAATGCTGGACGTAGTTGGTCATCAAGTACGCCTGTGGCTCTTTGTAGATTGGCTATGTATAACTCTACAGCTGGTGAACTAAATGCAAAGCCTGTATTTTTTAATTGAACCTCTAAAGACTTGGCGGCCTTCTCATCGGCTGCAAATGCGGCTACAGCTCTTTTACTGTAGTTGAATAATGCTCTAGCGCTAAAGACACCTAAAAGAGTTGTACCTAATTTTTTAACTTGCTTATCAAATACGCTTACATCTTGCTTAGCCTTTTTAAGAGCCTTACCATTCCAGGTTGCCGAGGCTGCTACAAATATATTGGCCACTATGCCACCTTCTTAATTTCAGTTTTGCGTGTAAATTCCACAGCTGTTTTATCTATGGCTTTTAATATGGCATCGTATACTTTTATATTATCTTGTGCCCAAGCCTTGTAGATTAAACGGCCTTGCATCTTTCGACCTGTTGCCCCACGTGCGCCAGGCACTCGCTTAGGCTTTGTTACTGGCTCTAAAGCGCCTATAAATTGCTGGCTAGCAAATGGGTTATTAGAATCATAAAAATCTAACGCTTGGCTCTTAGCAGACTTTCTTACATAAGTACCACTACCCTCATGCTTAAATGTAAATGGCGCTCTACCCTGTGGGTTTAATCTGCCTGCGGTTTCATAAATAGATCCAGGCCTACTAACGTTGTAAACGTATTGGCTTACTTGCCAGCCATTTTTTGTGGCTACATTTTTGCCAGGGTTATATCCAATACCAGCTTTAACTACACTGCCATCATACTTTGGGAATGGTCTTTCAATAGCAGAAGATAATGGCTTAGACCATCCAGATAAAACCTGCGCATTGGATGGCACAAAGCCTTTGGCTTTTTCTGCTACTGCTCGCATTAATGGATCAATAGCCTTGCTAATTTTTGCCCTTAAATCTTCATCGATAAAACTAAGCCCATTAAGAACGTCTTTAACGCCTACGACTTCTGCTGGCATTCTTAACCCTTTCGGCTCTATCGGTTATCACTTGAATAATAGCCCGATACATCTCCGAGTCCATATTGATAAACTCGCTAGGCGGTATCCCAGTTTCTACGGCTAATGCTGCTATGCCATAAACTATAGAATCCCGCTTTATTATTTTTTTTCTTCGTCTAATACCTCGACAGTTTCTAGGCTGTCTATAAACTCAACTCCAAATATAGGTACCTGTGCGCCAGACTTGCGCAAGCACTCCCAAGCTAACCAAAAAATATGGGTCTGCTGTTCATGCTCACGCAAAATCTTGCTAATACCTGCGCCCCACTTCAACTCAAAGCTATATTCAATTCCTGGTGTTATCTTGTGTTCTGTGACTTCACCATTAGCCCTAGTAATTTTAAGCTTTGCCATTGTTACTCCTTAATTAGAACGCCACTGATGGCGATACTGTGATTACGGAGTTTACAGTAAATGTAACGCTAGATGTAGCAATTTCGGCTACTCCAGCTGATCCGATTGGTGTTAGGTTATTTACTAGGATTGAGAACTGGTAAGAAGGGTTAGCAGCTGATACAGCTGTGCCCTTAACTGTAATTACTGATACAGCTAGAGTCTTGCCAAATGCCTCATTTAGAGTCTGGCTTACCTCAGATGTTGCCCAGTCATTCATAAAGTCGATAGTAAATGTGCCTGATTGTAGACCTGCTACGTAGCGGTGTGCAGTATCGCCCATCGCAGTAATCTCTAGCTCATCTACGATTTGGTTGATAACAGCGCTAGATACTAGGTCGCTAATATCAATAGATGGTGTAGTAGGCGCAGCGTTGGTCGCTAGCTTGATGCCTACGTTATTGTTTAAGTAAATTGCCACTGTTATTCCTCTTCCTTTTTAGGTTGTGCTTTTTCTTTTGGTGCTTCCTTTATTTGGCCTGTCTTTATTAAGAAGGCTAAATCTTCTTCTTTGCTCATAATTAACTCCAGCTCGTTAGGATTGATACTGTTATTTCAGACACCAATAAATCGCCACTTTGAGCGTTTACGATTGCTGGAGCCGAAATGCTTGATATATTAAGTGTCAGCGATGATGCTGCTAACTTTGTTACTACGGCTAATATGTAATCTTCCATACCAGCCAAATTACCCTGGTTATCTAACGCAGGTTTAGTGATTAAAATTCTAAAGTTTGCTAAAGGCAATACTGTTACATGATCGTTATTGCTTGGCACTATGTAAGGATCGCCAGGGGTGATTGCGACTGCATTGGCGAGAAGAGTACTTGGCGGAAAAGCAAATACTGACCACACGCCAGCGTTAGTAAGATCTGTGGCTAATGTGCTACGTAGTGTGGTAATCGCAGCTGGCATATTAACCTACCAGTGATGCAGGCGCTGAATATGGCTGGATGAGGCCACGTACTCTGTTAATCAGCTGATAACCCATCCGATAAGGGCTAGCACTGACCCCATCCATACCTACCCCACCAGTCTGGCTAACTTGTCTAGCCTGCCAGATGTCTACAGCTATGATCATTGCTGCTTCTCTGATTGCGGGTACCGCAGAGTAATCATCTTCTTTAGTATCTTGGCCACTTGCTTTGCCATACGGAAGAATTCTATGGAATGGGTCGTTTGCATGTACTTTTGCAAATTGAATAAATGAATAGCCATTAGGCCATGAGTAATTGTAAAAGAAATTGTAAAATGTATTTGCGATTGATACTGGGATATTAGATCCAGGTATTGTGCCAGTAATTACATGTTGGCCACCATAGATATTTCCACAGCCCTCTACGCTTATTGTTTGACCTACTACATAAATGCCTGGGTTTGCTAATACTAATGTGGCTACGTTGTTTTGTAATCCAGCGGCTACTACTGGTGCATCGTTAAACCATAAATACTGATTAAGTAAATCCTGTGCAGTTTGGCAAACTTCTTCTACTACTGCATCGGTATACAAAGAGCCAATACCTAAGTTAGTGCGTAACTCAGCTTTGGTTACATAGGTGGCTGCCATTGTATTCCTCTCTTAAAAAAGCTCCCCTGGGGCTAGGGCTACTAAACCCCAGAGGATTATTACTTGGTTATTAGGCCTTTGCGTACTTGAT